ATTACACGAATTGTCAAAGAACTAAGTCTTTTATTAAACGTCAGACTCAGCGTTAGTGTGAGTGTAATTCTGTGGAAGACCAAAGAATTTACCTACAGCTTTCGCTCTGTTAGACGTAATCATCTGACCCATCCAAAGAATGTGACCGACTTTAGCATCCTGAGTTACAGGAGATTTAAAACCTGTAAAGCTAAAGTTGGCTTTTCTTGAGTGAATCATTTTCAAGTAATCCTCATTAATGAAGAACATCTGACCTGCCGGACAGCTAGGGTCTACCACTAAATCCACGCCCCTGTATTTCATAGCAGTAAAGCCTGCGTCAGCGATTTCGCTTGATGCTAGGGATGGTGTTCTTTTCTTATCAGATAAGAACTGTTCATAGCAGTCGTGAACGACCTGTGTTGTCACAATAAGTGAGGGCTTATCTCCTGAATCTTTGGACATAGCCTCCCAACCCTCTCTAAGAATCTCATCAATAATCTGAGCACAGTTGTCAAAGTGAGCACCACTTGTAGCGACAGCCTCGATTACTGCATCCTTATCAGTTGTGAAAGCACCTTTCCAAAATGCGTACTTAGCAGAGTTAGCTGATGGGCTAATGCCACCTAAGGTAGATGATTGACTTGCAATATCTTCCAAAGAAACTAACTTACCTACTGAATCAGCACCTGAAATGCCATACATAGCATTACTAAAGGTCTTCATTAGAGATTTCTCAGCGTTTTTCATCTTCGCACCAAGTAAATCGACTAGCTTTTCAGGATTGTCGTTTACACGCTCTTCAAATCCTGAGATAGCTACACTAGCATATGCTTGTGACCAATCGTACTTAGCACTTACTGAAAACTCACCCGGGTCTACGCTGACTTCGTCATACTTTTCATAGAACCCTAGTGATGTGCTGTCAGCCCATTCTACAGGCTGATGTATTTGATTACCTGAGGCATTAGGTCTTGATTTACCTAAAAACCTACTAAGAAGTACAGACTTCTTCTTTATGTTATCCACCAATTTGGGGATATATTGTTCTTTAGTGAGAGCACCAAGTGAAGTGTAATCTACACCTGAACCTACCACTTTTCCGGTTGCCATTATAAAACTCCTTGTTTAATAGCTTATTTCATTATGTTGTACCTAGACAAAGCTATATCGGCAATTTCATCCCAATCTTTTCCAACAGGCACAGGTTCTTCTACATTACCTCTGCCACTTGGTTTCATTTCAGGTTGAGCCTTTAGAGCGTTTGCCTCTTCTACCGATTTTATCGCTTTCAAAAGGGCAGACTCCCCGTTAGATGTGGCTGTTGCAAAAACATAAGCATCTTCTAAAGATAAGTTTTTTTCTATTGCAATTTCTAAGACATCATTCAATGCCTCTGTACTACCCTGCAATTCAGGATGCGAAATAACAAGGTTTCCAATATCCTTGTCTACCTGTTTTTCAGCTTCCATTGCCATTAACTTATCTTCTAACATAGTTACTCTATCGTCAGCAACAGGTTCATCAATAGTTTGCTGTTCCTGTTCCGGCAACCCCTTAAAATCCTCAACGCTCTTGTACAGTTCGTGGTCAGAACCAAAATACTCTTTAACATCATCAGCATCTAAAGCCTTGTTTACCCTAGACATTAAACTGTCTAATTGTTTCCTATCTTCAGCCACCTGTTGAGCCTTTTGAGTGTTTGATTTTTGCCATTCGTCCCTGTTCTGTAGAGCATCAATCGCAAGAGTTAAGTCATCATTCGTATATTCCACGTCATTGTAAACAAAAACTTGGTCATCGTCTGTGACTTCTTCAGTAGAAACACTTTCTTCCTCACTTGGTTGCTCAGTTTCCTGAGTCTCTGTTTCAGCAGTAGCAGTTTCCTCGCTATTTTTGGCAGTTTGTACGGGAGCAGACATCTGATTCGGGGTTTCATCTTCCTCTGAAGTGAACAGCGAATCTACTTGGTCGCTCGTTAGTTCTACACCATAGTCACTACCTGTTAAAACTATATCTTTATTTTCTTCTGACATAATAAACTCTCCTATATTATTATTATTAACACTTTTGTCATATTAGTTTTCAACCTGTGCTTTCGCTTGGGCTAACATTTCCGGATTATTCCGTAAATTCTTCATCATTTCATCTCTATTACCACCAAATGCACTTAAATCAGGTGGTCTCATTGCCTCTTCTTGCATAGCTTGTTTTTGAGCATCAACCATTTTCTGCTTATCGTCATCCATTTTTCTCATCAACATTTCTTTATCAGGCATATTCAAATTCTGTATGATATACTCAGGGTCTGTTATAATCCCCATTTGTGCTAACTGCATAATCTTGTTTTCTGCAAATTGCCTATTCTCAGGTAATGTAGAGCCGACCCTACACCTAACCATTATATCTTTTTCTTTAAATAACATACCTACAACGCTACGAAACTCCATACGACCTGAAGAATGCTGATAAGGTATGTTTACAAATTTCGTGCCAAGCTGTTTAAACATCGTTAGCCACATCTGACCTAACACCTGTAATGCACCCTCTACTGTTCTAGCTTTATAATCTATTTTACTACTACTAGCCTTTTGATATAGCTGTGCTTGAATACCTGAGGTTACATTAGTATCTGCTTTACCTTGCGTAGATTTATTAACACCTGATACAGTTTCAAACATATCTAGCAATAT